AAACATCCAAATCTTTAAATACATAAGAGAACAATTAGATGATGCAAATATCCAATTGGGTACCGAAAGAGGCGAAGCACCCGATGCGGCAGGTACTGGACGCCGTTTCTCTCATATGCTTGCTGTTGCTCCTAACGCTTCTTCTTCTATCATTATGGGTAATACTTCTCCCTCTATTGAGCCCTTACGTGCGAATGCGTATCGACAAGATACTCTCAGCGGCTCATCGTTGAATAAGAACAAGTGGTTGAATAGAGTTATTGAAAAATATCTTGCAGGTGATGGAGATGTAGTATCACAAAATGACTACAATGACATTTGGTCTTCAATCATTGCAAACGATGGCTCAGTTCAACATCTTACATGGTTATCAGATTGGGACAAAGATGTGTTCAAGACCTCAATGGAAATTGACCAACGATGGGTTATTCAACATGCAGCTGATCGCCAACAGTTTATTGACCAGGCTCAATCATTGAACCTATTCTTTAGACCTGATGTAAATGTGAAGTATCTACATGCAGTTCATTTCCAAGCATGGAAACAAGGACTGAAAACACTTTACTATTGCCGTAGTGAGAAGTTGGCTAAGGCTGATAAAGTATCGAAGCGTATTGAGCGCCAAGTTATTGAAGAAATTAATTTAAAACAATTGGCATCTGATGAAGTTGTATGCCTTGCGTGTGAAGGATAATAGTGTTAAAAAAGCATTCTAAAGAAAGCCTCGACCAATATAGATATTTTACAGAGAATATATTTAAAGATGAAAATGCAAAACTAGAAGGTAATGCATTCTCACCTGGTCAATTTCCAGGTAAAAAAACTTATATTCTAACAGATAGACCAGGCCTCAAAATCTTTGAGAGAGATTTAGGTCCATTGGTTACATCATTAGATGGATTTTCAGATAATGATATTTCGAATAGTGTATTCTACATATATTTCAATCACGATTGTGATGCCTTACCACATTTAAAAAGAATTAAAACTTTTGGTGGCATTTTTGTACCTCCAGTTTTAACTGGTAAAATAGACTATCATCATGCTAATAATTGGGCTTTCGAAGCAATATGTCTTACTGAAAGTAAAAAAGACAGAATCTCTCATGTAAATATTAATGTTTGGAATAATATTGCTGAAGCACTCGACATTACTAAAAATCTTGAGGGTGACTATGTTGAAATCGGTGTGTATCTTGGTGGTTCTGCATTGTTTGCTATGAATTGTATAGAATTCATGCAACAAGATAATGCAATTAAAAGCCGTAAAATGGTTTTAATTGATACATTCGATGGATTTAATTATGAAGAAGCACAAACAAGTGTAGACCAGATATGGAAAAATACACATAAATTGTATGGTGTGAAAAAGACCATGGATCACATACACGAAACATTCAAAAATAATTCAGTATCATATTTGCTTCTTGAAGGAAATATATGTAAAGACAATTTACCTAATGATGTTGAAAAGATTGTTGTAGCTAATATTGATGTTGACATGTACGAACCAACACTTGATGCTTTAAACAAAGTGACAGACTTGATTGTTAGTGGCGGTATTATTATTTGTGAAGATGCCGCATCTACGCCTGGTTTATATGGTGGATATTTGGCAATGGAAGAATTTTTAGAATCAGAAAAAGGCCAATCATATACTAAAATATTTAAAGGCGCTCAATATTTCTTACTTAAAAAATAATAGGATAAAAAAATGAAAAAAGTTATTAGATTTACCGCCTCATGGTGCGAACCATGTAAGATGTTGGCTAAAACATTAGAAGACATACAAACCAATCTACCAATTGAAGTTGTCGATATCGATAAAGATTCCAATACTGCAATTGAATTTGGTATTCGTGGTGTACCAACCATGCTGATGGTTGAAGATGGTACTGTATTGAAACGATTAGTCGGTATGAAGACTGCAAAAGAATTGCAAGATTGGTTTAATGAGTAATGAGTTTTTTAGTAGCAAACTTACCACCAGTAAAGTGTTTTGTTCGTAGAGAATTTCTCTATGACTTTGAGAAGGGTCACGGAGAACTTGAACCCTGTTGGTGGATAACACTTAAAAGCCAACGTAGCCAAGCATTCCGTATTGAAGCATATTTGAATCAATATGGTGCATTGTATGATAAATTACCATTACATGCATTTTGTTGGAAGCCAATAGAAGGTAAACCATATCCTTTAGATTTCTTACAATTATGGAACAGCATGTCTTATGATATTACTGTGATTAGAAAAGCAATGATATCGAATATGCGTTGTAAGATTAAGATGAAAGATGGATCTTGGTTAGAAGGTGAATATCTCTTTACTGTTGATTCTGCACATCCAGATTTTAATACTATAGATTGTGGGCATAGTGAAGATGTTGAAGACCACAAATCTTTTAACTTCATTAAATGTGATAATGGTCAATTTGCGGCACAGCCAAATAATCGTGTTGTTATTTTGGAACCAGCATCTAACCCCAAAAACATGAAGATACCAGATTTTAATGTTGCTACCACTAGATGGAATGTTGAGATGGATCCAAAGTGGGACTACGGACTGCCAGAAAACAAATGGCGAATGAACGAATAAGGAAAGAAATGATTAAGAAAAAAGAATCCAATTTAACAGAGACACGCAATAGTTTTAAACCATTCAATTATCCATGGGCATATGACGCATGGTTGAAACATGAACAATCACATTGGTTACACACCGAGGTACCAATGGCTGAAGATGTGAAAGATTGGAAAAAGAAACTATCTACAAGTGAGAAAGAGTTTTTGACCAATATCTTTCGTTTCTTTACACAAGGTGATATTGATGTGGCAGGTGGTTATGTGAAGAACTATCTACCATATTTCCCTCAACCTGAAGTTCGTATGATGTTGATGGGCTTTGCGGCTCGTGAAGCATTACACATTGCTGCCTACAGCCATTTGATTGAGACTCTTGGCCTGCCTGATACCACGTACAACCAATTCATGGAGTATCAGGAGATGAAGGACAAACATGATTATGTCATGGACATTTCAGAACAGAATTCAACTAAAGAAAACACAGCAACACACATTGCCGTGTTCTCAGCCTTTACTGAAGGTATGCAATTGTTCAGCTCATTCGTTATGTTGTTGAATTTTCCACGTACAGGCAAGATGAAGGGCATGGGTCAGATTGTTACTTGGTCTATTGTTGATGAGACAATGCATGCCGAGAACATGATGAAGTTGTTTAAGACATATATACAAGAGAATAATGAAATCTGGAATGATGGCCTGAAATCTAGAATCTATGCCATTGCAGAGAAGATGGTTGAATTAGAAGATAGATTTATTGATTTGGCTTTTAGTAGTGGTGAAATGGAAGGTCTTACAGCTGATGAGTTGAAGAAATATATTCGTTACATCGCTGACCGTAGATTGATTGGACTTGGCATGAAGGGCATTTTCAAAGTTAAACGCAACCCATTACCATGGGTTGAAGAAATGATTAATGCACCAACTCACACCAATTTCTTTGAGAACAGGTCAACAGATTATGCCAAGGCTGCACACACAGGCACTTGGGATGAGGTGTGGGCTTAAATTTTAAAACAAACGAAAGAGTAAAAGAAATGAAAAAGATTTTATTTTCTTTATTATTGCTTGCAACACCATTAGCATTTGCTCAACATTGGCATCATGGCCACAATCATGGCCAATGGCGTTATGCTAATAATGGTTGGAATTGGGTTGTACCTGCAATTGTTGGTGGTGTATTGGTTTATGAAGTATCTAAAAACCAACCACCACAACAACCAATTGTCATACAACAAACAATACCACCACAACAAAATTGCTCACCATGGACGGAAACACAGAATCCTGATGGTACAATAACAAGAACTAGAACATGTACACAATAAGGAATATATGAAAAGACTATTAGTATTACTGGCACTATTTACAAGTGCCGCATTTGCATGGGACCAAAGACCACCATTGCCAACTCAGGCCTGTGCAGTCCATAATCCATATGGCTTTGCACAATCAGCAAGACCTGCACAACCAATTTGCCGTGAGGCCTATTTTGTGGCCTATGATGCACCAGTAAAGATTCCAGTTTATGTAACATACACATTGTTACCACCTAATGCATTAGGTTGTTTTCCACGTACTAATGCATTTGTTGCTGACCAATCATTGAATGGTACAGGTGCAAGACCTGATGACTATGCAGGCACTGGTTACGACAAAGGCCATGCCGTACCTGATGGTGACCTATCATGGTCACAGATTGTAGAGTACGAATCTTTTTTAATGACAAACATGTATCCTCAACACGGCTCTTTAAATCGGGGAATATGGAAGTTGTTAGAGACATCCGTAAGAGGTTGGGCAGTCCAACTGAACCAACCTTTTACCATATACGTTGGCGCATTGTATGGAAATGGTGATGAGCGTATTGGTAACGGAGTAATTGTACCGCATGGTTATTACAAGATTGTTATTAATAACGCTACAGGTGAAGTTGCAGGATGGAGATTTCCACACACTAAGCCATACGTTAACTTAGGTAATGATTTGACCAAGTATCGTGCAATGATTAGTGCAATTCAAAGTGAGTCTAATGTACAGTTTAAGTTTCCTGCTGGTGCAAGAGAGGTTATACCTGGTACTGAGTGGCCTGTTAACTATGGCGCATTAACACAAGCCAAGCGTGCTAAGTGTGGTGCCAACGTAACGGAGTAACAATGGCCTCATTACATCACACCTGCAATAACTGTGATTCTGAGTTTACAATTAAATATGATGTAGAAAAATGTGAAGATGATCCTCATTTCTGTCCATTCTGTAGTGAATATATACTAGAGAGTGATACAGAAGATGAGGATGATTAATGTGGTTGTATAACAATATAGAATTTACAGAAGATATGATTGGTGGCCATTTCGGATTCATTTACGAAATCACCAATCTAACGAATAGCCGCAAGTATGTGGGTAAGAAATTATTCACACGAGCCGGCACAAGACAAATCAAAGGCAAAAAGAAAAAGGTTCGCCTATCCTCGGGATGGGAGAACTATTGGTCTTCGTCTGAAGAATTAAAGGCTGATGTTAAGAAACTAGGAGAGGAGAACTTTGCTCGTAAGATATTGTACCTATGCAAAACTAGGTCTGAATGTTCATATAGAGAAACTAAGGAGATTTTTATCAGAGATGCACTACTAACCACGGAATATTACAACTCATGGGTGTCTTGTAAAATACACAAGGCACATGTGTTGAATAAACTATGAAATACTGTAAAGAACCCGATTCGTTACCTAAGAGAAAGAAGTCTATGGCTCGCAAGACAACTGCCAATACAATCATTGAAACTGAAAGAGTTTCAAGACCAAGCAATCACCTCAAACTGAGGCTTGATGACCTTAAAACATTTGACCCATTGACAGAGAATCAAAGACTATTCTTTGATGCATACAAACGAGGAGATTATTTCGTAGCACTACATGGTGTTGCAGGTACAGGTAAAACATTCTGTGCATTGTATAAAGCCATTGAAGAAGTGATGGATAAGTCCAATCCATTTGGTAAGATTATTGTTGTACGTTCTGCTGTACAAAGCCGTGAGATTGGTCACCTGCCAGGTGATGTGAATGAGAAGATGGAAATCTATCAACAACCTTATCGCCAAATCTGTGAGACACTATTTGGTCGTAAGGATGCATGGGATAGACTAGAGGAACAAGGCCACATTGAATTCATATCTACATCATTCATTCGTGGTATGTCCTTTGATGATGCCATTATTATTGTAGATGAGATGCAGAATATGACCTTTGAAGAAATCGATACAGTAATGACCCGTGTTGGTTATCGTTCAAAGATTATTTGGTGTGGTGACTACAGGCAGACCGACCTGAATAAGAAGAAGAATGATGTATCAGGCATTCTTAAATTCTTTGATGTGGCACACCACATGAATGCCTTCACTCGCATTGAGTTTACACCTGATGATATTGTACGCTCATCATTGGTGAAAGACTACATTCTTGCCAAACTACAATATGAAGATGCCATAGACTGAGGCAATAGAGTCCGAACTCTAGTGAAAATTGTTGCATTGCAACATATATAGTAGTATAATCACTCATATCGTAAACACTATGTTCGGACTCATTTCTTACCTATTCTCCTTCTTTGAAGGCAACAGTTACCAATCACGCTTGGACAGATATCTTTCTAGCCGTAATGTAACTGATTCGTCACAATTGGAACACTATGTTAGAGAGTTTGAACGTAACCAACATAAGGCATATCTGTGAAAAACATTTTACATACCATTTACAAAGCATTTGCAACCCTCGGTAGTTTCACTAAGGAATACCGAGACTTCAAATACGGTGCAACCCGCCGTTAATTCAACTATCGTCTAAGGAGATAAACCATGGCCAATTCTATTTTCACACCATTATATTTTGCAAACTACTTCGTTGACCAAGTACAAGATGCAAAAAACAAGGTCGTTGACACATTCGTGTTTGATGACAAAATCAAAGAATCTATTAAAGATTTCGTTGAAGCACAACGTACATTCACAAAACAAGTGAACCGTACAACCAATGAAGTGGTTGAGCTGTCTACAACAGCAATGAAAGAAGTTGCCGAGAAGGCAGCCAAAGCCATCAAGCTTTAATTGTGCATACATATGTCCTGAGGAGACCGGGACATATGAAAAGACTAATTGCACATAGACCATCCAAGAAGTTCATGGATACAGCTTTCACAGCACAATCGTGGGCACCAACCGAGCGTAATGGTTGGATTATTAAGTTTTCAATTTATAACGATGACCACATAATGTTGGTGTTTACCTCAAGGTATACAGGCCAAACGGTCATTAGAGAATTTAGTAGTGAAAATGATGCGGTAGACTTTATAAACCTTGTCATAGAACTAGACCCTCACGACTGGAATGAGATTTAAACCAACCCGCCACTAGGCGGGTTTCTTTTTGGTTGCCTACATATTATTGCCACTATATCACAAAAAAGAGTGTATAATGCAACCAAGATTCAAATTTAAATTAGATGAATTGTTAGCCAAACCTAGGCCGCCATTCATACCATATGAGATTAGACACTATGAACCATTTGATAGAGCAATCGGAGATAAACTACCATCTACCGAACAACCCCCAAGCACAAGCCTGCCTGAACAAACTATGCCTACTGGTAATACAGGAATGCATACAGGCAGTTAAAGATGCCGATGAAACCCATGCATACACCTCCTTCGACAAGGATATGATTGGTGGTACAAAACAGCGGTGTGTTACCAGTATTAAAGAGAAGTTTGGCCTATGAGAGTAGGTTTTACATGTTCAACATTTGACCTGTTACATGCAGGCCATATTCTAATGCTCAAAGAGGCCAAGGCACAATGTGATTACCTCATCGTTGGCCTGCAAACCGATCCCACTATTGACCGTGCAACAAAGAATAAACCTGTACAGAGTATAACTGAGAGGTTCATTCAGCTTGAAGCGGTCAAGTATATTGATGAGATAGTGGTATATGCCTCAGAAGATGATTTGATTCAAATTCTAAAAGCATACAATATTGATGTTCGTATTCTAGGTGAGGACTATAAAGATAAACCATTCACTGGCAACGACCTGCCGATTGAGGTTTACTTCAATAAACGCACACACAAATATTCCACAAGTGAGTTACGCAGCCGTATTGCAGAGTTACAAACCAAGAAATAAGGATGGTTATATGAGCAAGCAAGAAGACAGAGACAAACATAGCAGTCGGTTACATGCTGATGATACTGCGATTAAAAAACAAGTTAAGATTGCTAAGGTACATGGCATAGAGATAAAAGAACCGCACAAACTAGCCAAGCACCATGCATTGGACTGTGGTGTGCCTAATTGTCCGATGTGTTCTAGTCCACGTAAGACATACAAAGAGCCAACGATACAAGAGAAATCCTTTGACCAAACAAAGGCATGGGTTGATGAAATTGATAACTTTAAGAAAAGGTAATAATGTTTATATTTGATGTGGAGACACTAGGTAAAGAGTCCAACTCGGTCATACTGAGCATGGCGGCAATCTATTTTGATACGACCAAGACACCATCACACACCGAATTACGTGAGTCGGCATTTTTTGTAAAGTTTGATGTTGAAGACCAAATCAAAAGGTTGAACCGCAGAGTTGGTAAGAGTACAATGCAATGGTGGTCGAAGCAATGTGAGAATGTCCGTACTGTATCATTCAAACCAAATAAGGCAATTGATGTTAAGTTTGAGAATGGCTATGAAGACATGAGGGCATGGGCAAAGTCTAAGAACGACACCAATTGTTGGATATGGGCACGTGGTAACCTAGACCAATTGATACTTGATTCATTTGAAGAGCAACTAGAGATAGAACCTATCTGGCCATTCGCACGGTGGCGTGATGTCCGCACTGCCATTGACTTTTTGTATGGTACGACAAAAGGTTATTGTAAGGTGGTGACACCGCCTTGGGTTGAGGCATTTGATAAAGATTTGCATATCACTAAGCATAACCCTATTGATGATTGTGTATTGGATGCTATGATGTTAATGTATGGAGTTGGTAATGATACACCATTATGAAAATTATAACATTGAAGGTGATAATTATCGAAACACCGAGGTCTATTCTGTTATAGATAACCTAAAGTTGGATAAACTGGTATTATCACAGATTGTATTGCATAGTGGTCAAGAGACAAAGGGTCATTTCCATGATGGTGTGGAAGAGGTCTATTTCTTTCAGTTTGGCCAAGGCAGAATAAAAATTGGCATTGAAACCGTAGATGTTCAGGCCGGTTCTATTGTATTGGTGCCTGATGGCCATTTACATAGAGTGTATAATACAGGTGCAACCGATTTAGTATTTCATACAGTTTACAATCGATTGAAAGAAAGCAATACCGTATATGCAAAATAACCATTGGGGTGAACCGGATGATGTAGAGCCAATGCCAGATTGGATGTTGGCCGAGACACACCGCAACCAGAACAATAGACCAGCCAAGGGCAAGAGTTTAAACGAAATGATTGAAGATGCTTTGAGAAAACCTCCAGTACCAATCATTATACAGGAACCAAGAAATGATTAACTTTAAAACCTTTCTTAATGAACGTGTCCGAGTTGGCCGAGTACAACGCTTTGGCGCCAAGGCCCATGATGAGTGGCGTAAGAACTTTGACCCAACTGGCACCAAAGAACGAATCAAGGACAATAGTGATGGTACAAAGGGCAATATCAATGTGCCGTTTGATAAATTACATCCTGATTGGAAACGAGAGAATCTTGCTGCAGGTAAGGCTGCAATGGATGCTAACAGAAGATATCCAAAGGATATTGAGAAGGCTGCAGAGCATGTCCACAATGAGTGGATGAAACGTAATCCAAGAGGTGAGCATAATGCCTCTCAGCATGTACCATATAATCAACTATCTGAGCCTGAAAAGGAAAAAGATAGAGTCCATGTCCGTGCTATGCAGAGGATAAAGAACTGATGACCGATGATAAACTGATTGAGATGATAAGTGAGATTGATGCCACTTTTGGTAATATGGTAGGAAAATACCAATTACCGCCATTGTCTTTTACCTCTATTGTACTTGCCCGAATCCTACTAATTAACGAGAGCTGTGGTACTGGCCAAGACTTCCGCCAGTTGTTATCCGAAGTGGCAGTAAAAACGCCAAAGAGCCCAGAGGTAATGCATTGATAGAGTTTAAAGACCTACAGTCGGATGATCCAATTATTCAAGGAGAACTTGATATGCTAAAAGAACTAAACCCTATATTCCTACGTATAGAAGACCTGCCAGATGATTATGAAATGAGTATTGACCATGACCACTGATGTAATCATTTTTGTTGTAGTAATAGCCATCACCATTGCCCTAGTAGCATGGGATATGCACAACCAAAGTAAAAAATGAACCAACCTGATGAACTAAAAGAATGTGTGAAGGAATTCTTTGAGCAGTACCTAAACCGCAGAGAAGAATCCGATAGTGGCCGAATGTTTGCACCAATATACGTGAGTTGCTGTCGTGCAATGATGACCGGGCCATTAGGTGAACTACTAGAGAAAATGAGAGTCCTAAGTGGTGCCGAAGAGGTGAAAGAATGAGTGGCGCAGGAATCTATGAATAATTATTATGTTTATATGTACCTGCGTGAGGATGGTACGCCATACTATGTTGGCAAGGGTAAGGGCAATAGGGCATATGATAATTATAAAAGAAGGTTTCCGGTACCGCCAAGTGAACAAATTAAGATAGTATTAACTAACTTAACGGAAGAACAAGCCTTTGCAAATGAGATAGATTTTATTGCATGGTATGGTAGATTGGATATTAATACAGGAATATTAGAGAATAAGACTCATGGCGGCGAGGGAGTGGCAGGTTATAAGCACACCGAACAATCGAAGAAAATCATTAAAGAAAAAAGAAAAAACCAAGTATTTACTGATGAAACTAGAAAGAAACTATCTGAATCCTTAAAGAGAGGATATGAAGATGGTAGTAGGCCAAAAACAATGCTTGGTAAACATCATACTGAAGAACATAAAGAATATATGAGGAAACTCTATACGGGCAGACCTATAACAGAAGAACAAAAAAAGAAAATATCTATTGCTAATAAGGGTAGAAAACATTCACCAGAGTATGGCCAAAGAATATCAGAAAGACAGATTGGAACAAAAGCTTCAGAAGAAACCAAACAAAAAATGAGTGAGGTACAAAAAAAAAGATGGTCAACCATTACTGATGATGTTAAGGAAACAATCGGTAAAAAGATATCCGAGCGTAACAAGGGTAACCCACAATTGAAAAAAACCAAAGAACAAAAAGATAATTTGTCCAAATGGTTCATGGGTTCAATCTATATCAATAATGGCATGGAGAATAGAAGAATACAAGAGGATGTAGATATACCCGATGGATGGGTCAAAGGCAGACTACCATATAAAATCAAAAAAGTATTATCTGAAGAAACAAAGAGGAAAATTGGACTTGCTAATAGTATCCGATTAAAGGGTAATGTGCCTTGGAACAAAGGTATAAAAAAGACACCAGATGCATACAAAGTGCAATAAAGTGGTAAAAAGTGGTAGTAACCGACCTGTAGTAAACCAGCGAGAATCCGTGACCTATGAGTGGCCAATATAAATTAAAAGAATGTCCGACCTGTAATAAAGAACACCGTAAACGTGGACTATTCTGCAGCCAATCGTGCTCTAATGTTGACAGGCCTGTTACTGATAATATGCGTAATGCTATGCGTAAGGTCGCCGTAGAGTATAATAGAACGCCCGAGGCCATCGCAAAACAAAAAATGCTGAATACGTCATTGGCCACTATGACCGTTGAAGATTTTGCGGTCGATATACCTGACCTGCCGCCTGACCTCTCAGATTGGTCAGAGTATGATAAAGCGTCCGACTGGTAGTTGAAAACGAAAGTACTCATTTTGCCATAGTGGCCAGCCGCCATGTCCACCCCAGCCGCTTTCGAATGGTACCATTATACCCGAAACCGCTGCTTTTGTCAACCCCCCTGTTGCAGGCATACAACAGCCAAATAACGCTTGACAAACCCGCTGGTTCTGTTATACTAGCGGTGTGCTGTTGTTAAGAAAAGGTCTAAATGTTATTGAACGATAAGTTACAATGGGTGGGTGCTATATTCATTATAGTTGGCCATTCATTTAATGCCATTGGGCCTAGTGTATATCCATATAATATATTGGCCTTTGCATTAGGTACTATTATGTTTATGATATGGACAATAAGGGTAGATAATCGGCCTCAGTTAATGGTTAATATTGTGGCGATTATTACGTGTATAATCGGTTTAGTTAATGCGTGGAGATAATATAATGGATAATATTAATTTTGAGTTACAAGACCTGGCCCAGGCTTATTATAATGAGATAATCGAGGTGCAATACCACGATATGGTACAGGAGATAATGGCTGGTTTCTATGAGGTAATGGATATTGGCTGTGAATTTGACGGAATAGTTGACCTGGCCGTGTGAGAACCTTTTTCTACGGTTGACAATCCCGCTGGTTCTGTTATCCTCCATCCATAGATTAAGAAAGCAAGAAATGAAATTCAAGTGCAAAACCTGTGATAAAAAATTCTTCAGTAATGTTGTTTTTGAGCAACACTCCTGTGTGAAAGCTTATGAGAAAATGACACTTGAGCAATTGTTGCAAGAATACAACAATGCTAAAAATAGTGCTAAAAGCGCTTGACATTCTTGCCGGTTCTGTTATACTCTATCCATAGATTGAAATTTTAAAGGAAACTAAATGACTAAAGTCCTCTCCCCCCTCGCAATTGAATTAGCTTCTGCTCGTCAATCCCTCTCTTTTTTCAAGAGCGAAGTACAGTATTTGGCCGCAAAGGTTAAACTGGAAAGAATTGATGCCAAGTTGGCAAAGGCTGATGCACGCCGTGCTCGCCGTGATGCTGCTATTGCAAAGGCTCAGGCCCGTCTTGACCGCTTGATGGCACCAGTTGGTTCTAAAGCTATTAAGGCTAACAAAAAGCCTTCAAGAGCAAAAACCACTAAATTTGCCGCCGTTGTGACCGAATTGTCAACAGCGACAGCATAACCACTTTGAGACCGCATGAGGAACTGTGGTATTACAAAGGCCCATGCCAACATGGGCCCTCAAAGTGTAAAGCAAAGGGATCGTATCCCCGAGGCTCCAGTTGAAAAATTACTGGGAATTAACGAATGGGTTGTCGAACAAGCAACCGGTTGAAACCGAGGACAGACAGAGCAGGACGCTGCGGGGGCTGGCAAGTAGTGAAAACCAATGAGCAATCCATTCGTTAATTCAAGGAAATAAAATGAAAAGCTACGGTATGTTTACCCCCGAAGGTAATGCTAGGGTTGCTCACATTGTTGAGTTTGCCAAGGCGCATGACCTAGATTGGCCATCCGTTCTACCAGTGCTGCGTTACCTTGCATGGTCTGACCTAAAATTTGGTGAAGCCATGGATACGGTTGTGAGAGAAGCAGTTTATACAGAGCTAGAATTAACCACGGATTTTTACGCATGAAAATTGAGACAGCCATTAGCATCCTGAATAAGGAAAGAGAATTTCTAGGCATGACCTTTTTAGGCCTGCTGGTTGATATTCAGAAGGAACAAAGTACTTTCCCAGACATGGTGTACAGCCAGAAGGTCATACAGGCCTACAATAGGTTCATGGTGGATGGACAGAATTTATTTGCACCTGTTGCACAAAAACAACAGAGCCGAATTAGTGCTTGACAATTCTACCAGTTTTGATATACTCCATCCATAGATTGAGAAAGCAAAAAATGATTAAATTAATTAACGATAATTTCGACACCGTGATCCTCCCCATCCTGTTTGCGCTGGGTATGGTCGTGGTTGTCCTTGACCTTTTCTATTGGAGAGCAGTATGAGCAAGATGAGCAATTTGGTGATAGCCATTCAGGACGACCTGAATGCAGGCCTCCTGTCCTTTGCTGAGATAGCGGAGAAGCATGAGATACCCTTTGAATGGGTGGATAATGTGGCAGCCGAGATGGCCGAACAATATGATGAGAGCATGGACGGAGACTTTGATTCAGCCATGGCCAGTGCAGGCTATGGTACGGATGAAGACTACGGTTGCTACGGTGCTGATGACTATTGAGATGGTCAAGGAGACGCCAGGAACAGTCCACGGGAGTCCTCTACAAGCAGACTACAATTGTCTAAGGTTGTTACCAGCTTTCTAACGAAGAACATTTTAAATTTTTTTCCGGCCAAATCCCACTCTAGGAGTATCGATGCCCACTGCTATTTTCTCTAATACGCCTATTGAGGCCCTCGACCAGTTCCGCAAGGACATGGCTGCCAATGGAAAATTCTTCCGTATCCGATATAGAGGACCTCGAAATACCCCATTGGATTACAGGCGTGGGTTTATGTCGAGGCAATCTACCTGCCTCAAGGCAAACGCTAAGACCTTTTCTGTTTACCTATATTAAGGATTCACTATGAAAGTTTTTATATTGGAGAAGTATTCTCCTGAGGATGATTATGATGAGGATCGTCTGGTTGACCGCATGTCGGTTTTAAATGTTTTCTCTACAAGGGAAAAAGCAAAGGAATGGATGGATTCTTACATAAGGGAAGAATGGCAAATTGAAGATGATTTCACGGATGACTTGGAAGATGAAATTTATCCTGTAGAATTTTTTATTAAATCATATGAGGTTATATAATGGACAAACAGGTTTATTTTGATTACTTGGTTACCTTGAGGGATTCAGGTGTTACTAATATGATGGGTGCAGGCCCTTATTTACAAAGGCAATTTGGCTTATCTCGCTATAAAGCCAAATGGATTTTATTGGAATGGATAGATTCATTTAAGGTGAAAGCATGACAAATTCAGAATTAAGAGCAAAACTCTTGCAGGCACAAGACTTACTGTCCGATGTTTATCATTGGGCAAATTCACAGCATACCAAGTATACTGGTATGAAGACTAATTCGGAGATAGCCAGTCAGATGAGCACGGCCGACTCTTGCATTATTGATGCCCTTGAGGAACTTGAATGAGCCATTTGTCTCTTATTGGAAGGCCCTATGTGGTCTTTGATCCACAGAAGAAGCAACACAGGTTATGGTATTTTGAATTTGTAAAGAAACAAACATGGGGCCATTGTCCTGTGAGGTTCGTAGTACCTGACGACCAAGGGGATTTAATTACGATGATCCAAAGAACCTTAGTTAAATACTATGTGGAAAAGGAATTCAAATGAATCCACAAATTAAAGAATTGTATAGCCAGGCGGTCCAATATACTATGGATAATGCCGGCCGTAAGGGACAGGCTTCTAGTAACAGGATGTGTGCCGAAAAGTTCGCTGAGTTGATTGTAATGGAATGTGCTAATGAATTGATTAGATGGAAGAATGAACCTTTTCCATACGATCCAGAATTTGGCGCCAAACTTATTAGAGACCATTTCGGAGTTAAAGAATGAAATCTGATGATGTAAAACGGGAAATTGACCGTATGACCGATAACCTTAAACAAGTGAATGATTTGAAATTTACGACAGCCGCAGATTATATGGCCGATAAGGACTATGAGATTGGTACTTTGGAAGAATGTGAAAAATTTGCGGAAAGCCGCCGGAACCCTTTTGGAAAGAATGAGTGAATATGAGAAGCTTTGAAATGATGATTAAAATATTAATGACTTATGAAGGTAAGCCATTGAGTCCCCGTAAAATTGGAGTGAACAATGTCGGGGTGGCGTAAGCGACAAATAGAGGATTTAAAAATGGAAAAAGTAGTTAGAAACGGATTAGTGGCGGTTCTTGTATCGCCAGGCTTTGGTGCGGGTTGGTCATCATGGAATCCATTGAAGCCAGAATTATTGTTTGACCCTGCGGTTGTGGCTATGGTTGAAGACGGCACAAACGCTGAGACAATTACGGCTTATTGTGAGGCTAAATATTCAGATGGATACTTTGGTGGTTCTGATGATTTGATAATTGAATGGGTTCCTGTGGGAACTCAGTTTAGAGTACATGAGTATGATGGTAGCGAAACTTTGGAATTCAAAGACGCAATACCTTGGGAAGTGGCATAAGGATAATATGAATTTTGAATTAGATACTGAAAAAGCGGTAAGTGTTATAAGAAGCGGCTTTAGAATTGTTCTATGGGTCATGGTAGTTCTTTCCATGTATTTCAATGAATGGTCTCAAGTGATTGCAGCTGCTGTTCTTTTGGCAGTTCTGGAATTAGAAGAAATCAACCAGAAAATGGAGTAGTACTAAAGTATTACTTTCCAAACTAGTGGTGATGCGATGTTGCATAAAAGCAACAGGGCTCTTGACTTTTTTGCCTATTGTGTTAGAATGGTACCATGATGAATAGAAAAAAGCGCTCTGACCGCAACCACGTTTTGTATCGTGTAATCTGCCAAGATACTGGCGATTCATACGTTGGTTTAACTGTAGCACAAGGACAGGCCTTTGTTCGCTCTGTAAAAGTGCGTTGGCAAAAACATGTCAGCCGTGCTATACGTGAGGACAAGGATTGGTCAATGTGCCAATTCATCCGTGATAATGCGGATGCTTCATTTACCTATGAAGTTTTGGAAATAGTTCGTGGTCGTAAACCTGCTCACCAACGTGAGCGGGAATTGATTGCCTGTTTGGAACCAACCTTAAATACCTTTTAAATGGAGGAAACCAATATGAATAATTGGGACAGAGACAACCTTAATTTCATTCTGAATACAACCGATGAAGCATTTTCTGATTGGATGCTTCAGGCGGATTCGGATGATATAGATTATGCTTTAGAGTTAATCTCAAAGCACCGTGAAGAAATTTATTTAAAAGAGTATTTACTTAAATGTGATAATGTTGAAATATTAAATACAAAAGAAGCTAGTACGGTTTTACAAAAATTTAGGATTTAAATATGAACCTCTGTATGGAAATGCGGCAAAGTGACCGCAAAATGCTAATAGAGGCCTGTATTAAATTATATGCAAAAGAATTGAAAATTGATAAAAATGATTTTACTTTAATTGTGTTTTCATCCAAAGACCTTGTTCAAGAGCAAGGTGCTAATGGCATGGCTACACCAATTACTGATAAATTATATGCTATGCATTTGAGTTCT